AGCATGGTTTTAGCGTCTTGTGCGCTGTTTTCGTCGCCATCTAAAAAGCGATGCAACGTATCAACCACGATGATTTCAGGCATATTGGGCAAACCGCGAATGGCATCCACCGTTTTTTGATAGCCTTGCGGAGTATTTAAGTCCAGACCATGCCGCGACAACCACATATCAAGCCCGCTGACGGCCTTGTGCTGTTTCCACGCTGCCACCCTACCGCGAAGGCCGTGATGGCCCTCACCAGCCAGATAAACCACCGTGCCGGGGCTAACCTTGTTATCAAACCATTCCGACACCACGCCTTTGCTCGCGACTGATAGAACCATGTCCAGTACAACAAAGGTTTTACCGCCGCCGCTGGGTCCGTGAACCATAATTAACGCTTGAGATTGCAACCACCGTTTGACCTGCCAACGGATCGGATCGGGCTGCTCGGAAAAGTCATCTGCATGAACGAGCCAATCATCAGCGGGCGGAAATAATAAACCCGCCAGATCGCCGCCATCTTGCTGGTAATCGTTGGCATCTCCTATATCGGGCGGCATTACGATGCGCCCGCCATATTTGGCGCTGGCTTGGTCGGCTTTGTTGCGACCGACGCCGGACTCGTCATTGTCCGCTACAATAACAATTTCTTGAGTCTGGCCGTGCGCCTCGCGCAATTGACCAACAATAGCGGGCAAATTATTAGCACTGTAAGCAACCACGCAGGGCCGACCGGATACTTCGTGGATGGTCGCGGCTGTAGCGTATCCCTCGGCCACAAAGATTGGCCCCGGCGTTATTTCGCCCAGTGTCCAGCTACATGATTTAGTCGTTCCGCCGGGGTGATAGCGCTTTTCACTGTCAGAAATATATTGCAATGAAGCGAGATCTTCATTTGCGCTGTATAGCGGCACAATTAGCCGACCGTCACCGGTTAAACGTGCGCCATGAGGGTTAATACCTTTGCGCTTTAGGTATGGATGATCTGGGCTGGCCGCGATGGCATCCCGCCATATTGTCTCAACTGTAGTAGCTGCGACCTCGGCTTTGCGTTGCCGTGCTAAATCTCTCTCGGCCTTGGCCTCTGCCTGCCGCCTTACTATTGCCATATTCTCAGCGGCTGACAAATCGCGACCAATATCGGCCCTGAACACGCAGTCTATTTGATCGCGCCAGCATCCAAATCTTCCGGCCACGGGCTCATCTGGAAAAATTACATACCAGCCGGAATCATCGCGTTTGCGGCCCTTGGTGGAAAATCTGTGCAATTGGCCGTCAATTTCTAATTTTGGAGGCGGATCAATGCCAGCGGATCGCATGGCGTCGGCCAATTGTAACTCCGGCGGGTCAACATTTGCCGACTCTGGATTGGCAACAAATGCGCCGCCAAACATTTTAGTAATATCAGCCATCTATATTCTCCCTCGCTAGTCTGGCGTATCCTTCAATGTCTAGCCAGTGGTCAGGCTCAAACTCGTTGCCGCAAATAATGCGAGCTATTTTGGTCGCTATCATGTCCAAACTTTCTCTTGTTTCGTAGCTAACCGTGCCGCGCCGCTCTACGCAATACATAGCGCCTTTAATGCTTTGCGCTACGCGGGCCGTGTCAGAAAAGCTCCCATGCGTTTTGGCACGCTCGCTTAAAACATCTTTTATTGCGTCACCCATGTTGGTGCCTCCGAATGCGCCCATTTTGCAATGTCCATTTTTTCGCCCAAATAATAATCGCGATACGCAGACACTGTGCAGTCGCTTTTATATTGGTCCGGCATACATTGCGGCGGTTCAGTAAACACATCATCACTAATTTTATCGGGAGCATCACACAAAAAATCTGTCAGACGCTCAGTTGCGTGTTTTTTACCATAGCGTTTTGTGTATTCTTTCATGAGGCCGCACATATGTTGCCAAAGCCAATCATAATTATTTTCGGATGCACGGCACCAAACCGCACTTGGATGATTTTTATGTGTGGATTTGTACAAGCCAACACTGTCGGCGTATGCGTCACCGTCTAGCTCGCGGTGCGCGGTGCTAAGTAGCTGGGCCGTTTCCAGAATCATTTTAACCACATGCTTGTCGCATTGTTGCTGCGCGGCTATTTTTGGATCAGCGTCTAAGTAAAAAATATTCATTTTTTAATTTCCACTGTTAATTCGTTATCGGAAAGACGCTCAATTTCAAATTGCCGCAACATCGGAGGGTTTTCGCCCCATCGATATGTGGCGTGAGGCCAAATGCCTAGCGCATCTGCCATTTTCTTGCGACTGCCAAACCATTCAATGGCTTCTGTCGTTTTCATTTTCTTCCCTTTTGTTAAAATTAGGTGTTTACACTCTAGTTTAATTAATGCCTAATGTAAACAGAAATCGCAACCGGATTATCCGACCGCGATAAAAGGAGAAAGATTATGGATTTCAAAATTAACCTCCCCTGCATTGAATGCGACTCTATTGGCACCATTGAAACTCGCGTCAGCGTGGACCGCTACGTAGAGCATCATTGCTCGCACTGCGAGGACGGGTTGGTGCCGGTAATCGAAAGCTACGACAGCATCGCCGATGCACAAGCCGACTACCCGGAAGCGATTAGCTTCACTTATCTTTAGGGGTGCATCCAAATGGGGGTTTAAACGCACCCCCCCCCACCAAGCAAAAGGAAAACAAAAATGAGAATCACTCAAAAATATTTAGAACGTCAAGTCGAACGGCTTAATGCCAAATTGGGATGGGAAGCGGGAAATAAAGACATAATAGAATTAGATTACGCTGCCTGTTATGGCGGTTATTGTCTTGTGTTTAAAAAAGGCTCTCATCATTTAACGCCACGCATGTCTGGCAAAGAATTGGATCAATATTTGCGCGGCGCATTAGATTGGATAACTTGAATTAAAGTTTTACATTTTGAATGTAACAGTTTATAACAACATCACCGCAACCGGCAAAACGCCAACCGCGATGAAAAGGAAACAAAATGAGCAATTATAATGGCACGTCAACTTCGCTACTCAAATTTATGGGTCGCAAAGAATTCAAATATGGTTTTGAAGATGCTAGAGCCGGAAAGGCTTGGCGCAATCCGGAAGAATTGCCGCCTTACGGAGACGCCGTTTATGAGCGAGCGCGTCATTTCGCGGCAGCTTGTCCGCAGATAGAGAAAATCAAAGAAGGCCGGAGAGTTACCGAAGCAGCGTATTATGCGTTCGCAAAATCTTACGAGGAAGGAGAAATTTTATAATGGCAATCAATCTGCAAAACACCTCAACCGTTTCAACTAGCAGCATTGCGCTGCTAGTCTACGGCCAAGCCGGGTCCGGCAAAACGTCGCTTATACCGACCTTGCCAAATCCGGTCATTCTAAGCGCGGAAGGCGGTTTGCTTTCCATCGCAAAATCAGACACGCCGTACATTGAAATCGCCAGCATGGACGCTTTGCGAGAGGCTTATAGTTGGCTCACCGGCAGCGCCGAAGCGCAAGCGTTTGACAGCGTAGCAATCGACAGCATCAGCGAGATTGCGGAGGTCTGATTGGGCCACGAAAAGAAAATCAACAAAGACCCGCGAGCGGCGTATGGCGAGATGCAAACGACCATGGCCGAAGTCATAAGATCATTTCGCGATTTGCCGAAGCACGTCCTGATGACTGCAAAATTGGAAAAATCTCAGGATGAGATGGGCCGCATTTTATATTCCCCATCCATGCCGGGAAATAAAACCGGTCAATCCTTGCCTTACTTTTTTGATTTAATGCTGGCTCTACGAGTCGAAAAGGATGACGAAGGCGTATCACAACGGGCCTTAATGTGTGACAGCGATGGCCTATGGCAAGCCAAAGACCGCAGCGGAAAGCTCGGCCAGTGGGAAACGCCAGACCTCGGCGGGATTATCAAAAAGATTGGAGCATCAACATGAGCATCGAAAACTTGAGTCAAAATTGGCTTGACGCAAAAGAGGCGGAGAAAACGGCAATTGAGCGCCGCCGCCAAATCGAAGACAAATTATTATCGCTGATTGGCATTCCAGAGAATTTAGACGGCACGGAAAATGTCAACACCGATAATGGTTACAAAGTCAAAATCACGGGCCGCATGTCGCGGAAAGTTGATAGTGAAAAAATACAAGCCATTGCAGCCGAAGAGGGTCTTGAAGCGCATTTAGCAAACCTTTTTCGCTGGAAGCCAGAGATCAATATGTCGGCGTGGAAAAGCGCCGACAGATCGATCACTGATCCGCTATTAGGCGGTATTACAACCAAGCCCTCACGGGCATCATTCGCCATTACAAAGGAGATTTGAACATGGCATTTTTAGGGCAGACTTTTGACATTGACGATATGCCGGAAGCAGAAACGCAGGATTTTTCGCCGGTGCCTGCTGGCTGGTATAGCGTCAACATTGCTGGCGCAGATGTCAGAACGACAAAAGCCGGAACCGGCGAATATATCGCTTTGCGTTTTGACATTACTGGCCCAACGCATCAAGGGCGAGTCGTTTGGACAAACCTTAATACTAAAAACCCGAACCCAAAAGCGGAAGAAATCGCGCATCAAAATTTGCGGCAGATTATGAACGCAATCGGACTAAAGCGTTGCGAAGACAGCGACCAGCTTATCGGCGGCAATTTGTCGGTAAAAGTGACTGTCAAAGACGATCCCCAATATGGACCGGGCAACGAGGTTAAAGGCTACAAAGCC